TAACATTTGGAAATAGTTCTGTCAAACGCTTCTTGTGCTCAGATGATTTATCTTCTTTCTTTTTTATTTGTAGCCATTTATGTTTTTGCGGACCAATTCCCGGTGCTGCTGCACATAACTCTAACCATTGTAGCTTAGGATGCTTATTGATCTCATACCAGTTTTTGTTACAGTAATGATTAGTTGCCGCTAGATAATAGTGTTGAATTTCTCGTGATCCTTCAACACTTGCTCCCCATTTTAACGCAAGAAAGGCACTAAAGCCTTTGCGTTCTTCGTCACTTAGATTATCATAGAAATCATAATCCTTGCGATCCATTGCAGCAAGCATTTTAAAAATGTCTAGTTTAGCCGCCACCTTCAATATTCCTATCTGGTCCTGTTAGCACGTCCCACATGCGATGCTTTTCTACTTCCTGTTCGTACTCCGAACTATCTGGAAGTTGATTAATTACACGTTCAACTTCGCGCATATGTTTGTTAAACATTTCTTTTAATTCTGGATGACGTTCTTCCATCACATAATCACGCTCTGGGATGTTTAACACACGTTCAATGATTTTAATACGTTCTTCTATGTCCCAAGTACCTTTGTCACCGTGTACTTGGATACCATTGGAAACATTTTTGTTATTATCAAGGGATATGTTACCCCAATTTAACCCTGCTGTGTTAATTGTATAATCGTCATACTCGTCATAGTTATACGGAACGGTAATAGTCACTGGGTTTCCATTTTCGTCATCGACATCTACCATTGTTACAGTAATATTGCTGTCCTTCATATTACCCCCAGGCTTTGTTATAATCCACTACTTCGCAGTTACGGGATACGTCTTTAATAAAGTAAACGCATTCTGGATTCTCACCGTCACTCAATGGAACAGCCAGATACTGTCCATTTTTCAATTTAGGCGCATACCAAGAAACTTCATTGTAAACGTCTACAATTTCAATTGGAAGGAAAGTAGGAACATACGATTTTAAACTATTGTATTGATATACCTTAAAATCTCTATCGTTTAAACTTGTAAGTGGTAACGCTTCTAAGTCGCCTAAATCATCTTCCCCAATTAATACTTGCCAATCCAGTGGCATTTTGATTTGCTTATTGCCAATCTTTAGTACAAGAGCAGGACTGGTAAATGATTCAAGAAAAATGAGCGGAATGTAGAAATAATCAGGATTATTAGGATCGCTATTATCTAAAATAGCAAAACGTAAGTCGTCAATTTCTTCTGGCAACGTATCTAAATTATATGCTGTATTGTCTAGTGTGTGAATACGAATAGTAATTCTCCTTAAGATTTATTTTTATATTATAAAACAATTTTATATTATTGTCAATAAATTATTTCCACTCATATTTTTCTTGTGTAAACGGATAGTTTGCTTCTTTATAAAACGCTTTACGCTTGGTTAAATGACGTTTAGCAAACTTACAGGTTGAAGTTATATCCCAGATTTGGACATGGTCTTTATCTTGTGCTTTACGAATGCCGCGGCCGATACTTTGAATTACACGGACAAATGACTTACCAGGTTCGACAAGTACAAGATTAAAAATGCGGGGGATGTTAATACCAACAGCAGCGACACCATACGTTGCCACAATAATTTTATTGTCTGCTTCTGAAATTTCATCATAATGATCCTGCCTGTCTTTTGCTTTTGTAGCACCGCTTACAAACACAGCACGATCACCTAAACGATCTACCAAGTCTGTGCCAGCACTAACACGATCAACAAGCACAAGTGTATTGCCCGATTCGTTAATGCCTTCAATCATCTGAGAGATAACATTTAATCTATCTTGATCGCTTAACAAGAATTTAAGTTCTGCTTGATAGTTAGTATGTTCTGCATGATCTTGTAGTTGTACAATGTTAACGTGACAGTTAGCAAGTACACCTTTTTCTTGTAACTCTGACGCTGCGATTTTATGTATAACAGGTCCAATACTTACGTGAAGTGCTTGGAACTCAAACTCTTCTTTGGGAATGGTTCCTGTTAGTCCCCAACGTAGTGGAATCTTAGCCATTGGTCCTGTGAGCAGAGTTTTAAGTGCGTCTGCTTTTGCTTGATGTACTTCGTCTACAATAACACAAACAACATCTTCTAAAAACTCACCAATAGTAATAGGTGCTTGTTGATTGCGTGTTGCTTTCAATAGCGAATTAAGTGATTGCCACGTACAAATAGTATGTGTCTTGCCAAACTCTTTTCTATCACCAAAGAACACACCAACATCCAACTGCATATTGATATAGTCTTTTTCAGTCTGCGTTACCAAACTTTTGTTAGGTACAATAACAATCGATCGTCCATACTGTTCAACACGCTGACTTAGAGATGCTGTCATAATAGTTTTACCGGCACCGGTAGCAATCTCTTGTAGCGACTGTGGATTCTCCAGAAAGTTATTAACTACTTCGATTTGGTAATCACGCATTTCAACAGGATGCCCAGCAGCAGGATGTCCTTTAGGCCAAGTAATGTGAGAATAGCTATCTTTCTCCACACGTTCAAACTCAAACGCTGTACGATAATCACGTTGATCATCAACCACAACGTCATAATTATATTCTGCTAGAATAGGAACAATATCTGGTAACAAGTTAACATACGTACTACCACCAAGTTGGAAGAATGCTACTTTACCATCCCAACGACCAAGACGAACTGCTGGCAGATAACGTGCGTGCGGCACAACGTACTTGAATCGATTCACAAGTTTTTGCCGTGCCGAAAGTTCCAATCCTTCGATCTTAACATTTACTTCGTCTTTAATTATTAGTCGTGCTTGTTTCATTGATATATTCATTAAATGATTGAACTAACATTGTATTATACTCGTCTGTTGTTGTCAAGTGATGCGCAATAATATGATATCTAACCTGATCCGAATTGTTGAATACGCAATGATTATTAAAAATGTTTAGAGCAAATGCTGAACCTGGTCTAAATGGGACTGTTCCATAATTCTCAAATACAAATTCGCATCCATCGGGTTGTGTAATGGCAATATTCACTGGAGATAATTGATCTGGTTTACCATCCGAATGCATAAAAATATACCCGCCTGGATTTAATTTCATAACACGTAATCGACGAAATTGATTCCCAAACCAATTGTTTTTAAAAAAATTAACTGTAGCTGGCATCAACTCGTTTGCTTCATCGGTCCATACATATGGACGATTATCATTATAAAAGCTATCTTCGCGTGTACTATCAAATGATTTTCCGTGTATGCAAAAACTCTCCCAACCTAAATGTTCCCCATATTGTTCTCTATGTTCAACAAATAGATGGTTAATATTGTTAATTTCATTAAGTATTTCATTTGTTGGTATAGAAACATTAAGTTTAAGATATGGGAGTTTAGAGTCAGTAATAATCCAGTTAGAAGAAACCTGGTTAGGTTGAATAATAGTAGGTAAACTTTTGTGACGACATTTATTAATTATTAATTTCGTTAACTTTTCTTTTGAAATCATTGAGCTGTTCTCTACTATTTTTTAGAAGTGTATACTTGTAATTGTCAACATTTGAATACCAAACTTTTCCGGTTATGTTGTTTGAAAGTATCCAATCTACCAAATTTTTATTATTAAAAGTTACCGTTTTATTTTTCTTTGCGTGATTCCATTGTTTGGAAAAATCTTCGATATTATTTTTTTGAAGTTCAATTAAGAATTTTTTATTAATATAGTCCTCAAAATATGCACGCTTTTTTAATTTAATAGATTGCATTGGATCGCAAAGAACACTTTCGCCAGTATTATAATGTTGAATATTATTATCTTTTAGAAAATCAAATGCTGCTGCCCCGTAATTGTTGCCGTCCCAATTATTCCAAAGATATTTGGCAAAGTTAATCTGTACTTGACTAATGTCTACTAGGTTTATCTGTATTTGGTTTGGCTGTAATATGTTAAAAATCCAAAACAAACCACTTGCTGGCGTTGTTAGTTCTTCACAATCAACTACATTCCATTCTTCATTATTGATAATCCAAAATTGTTGTTCAGCTACATTAAAATATTCATTATTATAATCATTCCATTTTTTAATATTTTCTTGGTTATATAAATGCATCTTTTTTTCTCGCATTTTATCATTCCAATTTACAGCAACACCGGTTGACTCAATTGCTTGAGATATTAATTTCTCTCCATAATTCGCTCGTTCATATATGCGATTAGTACCATTTGTTAAACGTAGCATCAATGGGGTATAATCATGATGTATATTTTGCTGACTTCTTTCGCACGGTGCACCAATAAATGTTTCATAATATCTATTAAAATGGTCATCGGTAAAATATTTAAAATCGAGATAAAAACATTGCTCGTGGAAATAAAAATATTTGTTTTGATTTAATGGGTCTGTTAAATGCGCTATTA